CATTCCCGGCGCGGGATCGGGGTTGATGGGATCTCGACCGTTATTCTTGAGCAGTTGCTCCGTGAGCGCTTTTTTGTAGCTCTCCAAAGCCTGCTCATACGCCGTGAGTGTCTTCTCCGTGCTCTCCTCGTCAGAACCGATCAGGTTGTCGACTATGTCAACAGGGAGCTTCTTTTCGGTGAGCTTCTTGATGGCAAGATTCTTGAGGCTTTCCTTCTTTCTCGCTGCCGATTCTTCGTTGAGTCGGGCTTCCAACTCCCTGATCTTCTTCTGTTCTGGAGTTTCGGTAGGATTTAGCGTCTTGAGCTTCTCTTCCACGATCTTGTCGAGGTTGTTGCTCTTCCAGGTCTCGATCCCCTTTGTGACGTGAGAATCGCGGTAGCTTTTCAGCACGTCGTTTTTCTCGACAAATTCACCCACATTGTCTTTGGTGACGGTCGCCAACGGGTTGAACTTCGTCGTGAATTCCTTGACCTCAGGTGCTTCGAGGTTCTTGCCTATCAGTTCCAATGCTTCTTTGAGTTCCATATATATCTCCTGTCCCTCCGAGTGCCATATGCCCTCAGAGTGTTGTAATTAAAAATCGTGATTTTCTCTAAGACCTTTCTAAATTTCGCTCACTATATTGCGAACATTGTCCACAGTCGCTTTCTTTGGGTAAAGCTCAATGCTGTGATTCTTGTGATTCGACCACAGTTCGCGCATCTTGAGATAGAGCTGTGCCGATGAATGAGCCGGTTGCTCCCCGAGTGCCTGTACGATCTTGAACACTTCGGTGGGCTCGAGTTCGACAGTGATCTTTTCTTTCACGCCTATCACGCTTATCCCTCCTTCAGTTCTCCATAAAGGTCCGGGTTGTCTCGGATTATCTGATGTATCGCAGTAGCAAGCCTTTCTACCAGAGCCTCGTCATCGCTTAACTCTGGATATCCCTGCATTTTGAGAACTACATGAAGCATCTCGTGCCAGAAGATCCGCTCCATGTACTGCTTCTCGTTTTTCGCAATTTTAATGAGGCTTCTGGCCACGTGAGATTCGCCATCGGTCGTTCCCATTTCCAGATCGTCGGCGATCCTTACCGTGTAGTCAACACCCAGGATTTTCACACTATCCCTCCTTTTGCTGCCTCTTCCATTCGCTGTATGTTATGTAATCGCTTATACCCTTACCCTGAATCATTCTGGTGCGAGGTTCGTTGCCCTCGAAGATCTCTATTGCAGCGCATCTGCAATTACAATCCTCGCTCGCTATGCCAAACATTCCAGGAGCTTTGGTTGTCATGCCCCGAACGTGAAAGTATCCATCTTTGTCATCTATCTGACCATCAAGTTCGCCGTGGGTGTCGCGAGTCTTATTATCAAGAGTGGCCACCCACATCCTCTTGACATCGACTCCTTTTTCTTTCAACCTCTGGTGTGCTTCGAGCTGCGCTTCTTCCTTGCACCTGTGACTCTCGGTCCAGACGATTCTCTGGGCCTTCGCGTAGTTCCCTTCAAGCGCTTCCTTAAGCCGTTCGGCCGTGTCGAAGTAACTCTCGCCTTTTATCAGCCCCTGCGTGACTTCCTGCCTGATTCGCCAGAGGATCTCCTGACGGTTCTTCTCAAGGACTTCGTTCAATGTCAGGCCAGACACAGGATTCTGGATCGCCTTCTTGACGTAGTCTTTCGGCAGTACGTACCATCTGAGGTTGATCCCGGTTGCCTGTTCTGCGAGCCAGCCCATGCGGTTGTACGACTCCGAGTACACTTCGAAGAGAAGAGTCTGGACCTCTTTCGCCTGGGTGCGAGAGAGATCGAGAATCGCAGCGTCGAGATCTTTCTGCATCTTTCGAAGCCGGTCGTACTTCTGCATCTCGGCCAGCGTGAGCTTGCCGCCTCTCGAGAAAGTCTTGTAGTATTTTTCGAGTTCCTCTTTCGTGGTCTTTAGCGATTCGCGGTAGGCTTTCTCCAGTTCTTTAAGCTGGCGTTTCGTGAATCCGTCGTACCATCGCTCGAAGTCGTCGAAAGCGCCTTTAGTTGTTAGCGCCATCTTTCTCATCCTCTTCGAGGTTTACCGGTGGATAGTAGCTCATTTCTTTCTCTCTCTGCTCGTCCATCATCTTGATAACCTCTTTTGGATCGTCGATGAACGAAGCGAGGGAGTATAGAATCTCATCCGGCACGATGCCCTTGAGCGCGGCGAGGATCTGAGCGTCTTTCTCCAGACTGACGGGAAGGTTTCGAGTGAACCTCTGCGTGACATTCAGCCAGTCGAAGTTGAACGCCGGAGCCGAGGCCAGGACCTTGAACATTCTCTGATTGCTCGCCGAGAACTGTCGCTCTGTCGTGATGCACTTGTTCTCGAGACTAAGGAGCTTGTACTTTCTCGACTCGCCCGAAATGTCGCTGGTGAATTCTTTGTCAGCGAAGTTGACGGACTTTGAGAATCTGAGAATATTTGTCTCGAGGCGATTGAGGTGCGAATCCACAGCCTCGATGTTGATGTTCTTCTCGATGAACGCCATGTCGGAGCCTTCAGGGAGGTTGTAAGCCCCTGTCCTCAGAGCTTCCTTGATGACTTCTTTCGTCAATTCTGCGCCGAGAACTTTCATATATGCGAGTCGCCACTGTTCGAGCTCGGAGTCGAGGTCCGACTCTTTACGATCGTAAGCGTCTATGAGACTGAGAACCTTCTCGGAGTCACCCAGACGTTCGAGGTTGTTTGGGTACTCGATCAGAGGGACGTAGCTGAAGAAGTGAGTTTGTGGGTTCAGTTTTTCCGTGTCGTCCAGGACGTAGCCGTTCTCGGTCTTGATGTAGTATGTCACCTTCTCTTTGTCGTACCACTCGACACGCTCGCGAGTCTCCGTTGAACCGTCGGGTTTGACATACTCCATGTCGTAGTATCTGAGAGCGAACTGGACCTCGTCGATGGAGCGGTCCATCACCCAGATGCATTCCCAGGGCCAGATGTTCATAGCGCGGATCTGTGCCTCGGTGTCGACATACAGAAGCCTCGCGGCCGTGCCACAGATCGTGGCCAGCTTCACGGTTTCCGAGTCAAGGAGTTCCAGCCGGTTTCTCAGCTCGAAGTCCTCGAAGTCTTTCGAGTTCGTCTCGTACACTGCCGGGATCCCCATGAAGTACCCGACCTTCGTGTCGATGATCTCCGAGAAGAAGTCGTTGTTCAGCTTGTTGTTTATCTTCGTGTCGTCCGTGACCGAATATGAACGCGTGAATATAGGCACTCCGGCCTCGGACGCTTTGTATCTCTCATACAGGCTCTTCATCGTCTCATGTCTGCCGCTGTGTTCATCTATGAGATCCGTGATTATCTGTGAAGTTACTTCACCGTTGATTCGTATGAGTTCGCGTATAGTATTAAGGTTCATGTTTTACCTCCACGCCGAGTATCCGGCTGTGATTTTGCGTCTCAGTCTCACAGGTTCGATCGCATATCTAAGTGCCGCGATCGCGTCGTCTTTGAATTCGATCGGTTCATCCAGGACATTGCCGTCTTTGTCTTCTTTGTAGCTGTATTGCTGAATCTCAGCAAGCAGGTTTGGGCACTTCTTCGAGATGTGGATCTTGTGTCTCTTGAGCCAGTCGATACCATCTTTCACAGAACCTTTGCCCTTGACCGAACCGCTGATTCTGAAACCAGACTGCTGAAACTCTTTGATTCTCGCGGGTTCGGCTGAGTCCGCTATGAGCTGCGAACGCTTGTCGATCATCCTGCCGACTTCCTGAATGAGTTCCGCGTTCGTGAGCCCTTTCTCGTACAGCTCGTCGAAGACATACAGTTCATCGTCTTTCATTCCCACACGTATGAGAGCCGAGGGATGGTTGAAGCCGAAGTCGAGGCCCTGGTACACAGCGTCGAAGTCTTGTTCTTTGTAGGGAATGTCTTCGAACACGTAGTTGTGGAAGACGAGGTTTCCGAGAACACCCCATTCACCGAGTCCGTATATCTGATAGTACGTGTGATCCTGATTTTTCAAGTCTTCTATGACTTTCTTATATTCGTCGTCCAGGAAACGATTGTCTTTGTACGTCGATTTGTGGATGACACAGTTCTCTTTCGGTTCATCGAAGAAGAAAGCCTTCAACCAGCTCAAAGCCGACACCGGATTGAATGTCATTGTGATTTGCAGCGGCCATTGAGTCTTGCCCCTGAGTCGCAAGTCAAGCTGCTGGAAGTCTTCCTGCGTGATCTCGCTCGCTTCTTCGACCCAGATATCCGTGATACCCGCGATCGACTTGAGCTTTTCCACGTCGTCAAGGCCGGTAAAGATGACTTGATTGCCGTTCAGACAACCAATCTCCATGTCCGACTTATTGACCCTGAAGAGTCCGAGAACCTTCCAGCTTCGAAGAATGGCCATGATGAGTGCAAAGGTCGAATGCCTGTTCGTCTTTGCGACCTTCCTGACGACGAGAGTCTTGTGGCCTTTCTCTTTCATAGCACGAAGAACGAGTCTCTGGGCGATGAACATCGACTTGCCCGAACCTGCGCCGCCGTAGAAGATCTCGTAGCGCGAACGGTTGTCGAGATACGGCTTGAAAGCCTTGTTGAATATG